GCGAAAGCGATTAGAACAGGATCGTTTTTATTCTCCAAAAAGAAAGCAACTGAATAAGCATGGATTGATTCAATCCCTACAGGACATGGAAGATGATAAATTGGATATTCTTTCAATTTCCATGCCACCAGGTACGCAGAAGACCACTCTTGAAAAGTTTTTCTGCTCATGGATAATCGGAAGACACCCGGATGATTTCAGTTTGTTTTTCTCACACAGTGGAGATATTACCAGAATGTTCTATGACGGGGTAATGGATATCACAACGAACTCAGATGAATATTGCTGGCAAGAGATTTTCCCAGACGTGAAATTTCATAGCACAAATGCCAAGAGAGAAACCATCAACTTCAACAAATACAAACCGTTCTCAAATATCCAGTGTACATCTGTTGGGAGCAAGAATGCCGGTAAGGTCCGCGCCAATAGATACCTGTATTGTGATGACTTGATTGGTGGTATCGAAGAAGCACTGAATAAAAATATTCTGGACAAGTTATGGAGAATTTACGGTACTGACGCTAAACAGCGAAAATTGGACGGCTGCAAAGAAATCCATATTGCTACCAGATGGTCCGTGCATGATGTGATTGGACGATTGATTGATATCTACGAGGGAAATGATAAGGCACGATTTATTGCTATTCCAGACATAGATCCTGTTACCGGAGAATCGAATTTCGACTATAAATACAACGGATTCAGTGTTGATTTCTTCCACGATCAGGAACTTACGATGGACGAAATCTCTTATAAGTGTCTGTACAAGAATGAGCCTATCGAACGTGAAGGACTTCTGTATACAGACGAAGAACTCAGGAGATTCATTACATTACCTATTACGGAACCGGATGCCGTATGGGGAATATGCGATACGAAGAATAAAGGTACTGACTTCCTATTCTTGCCGTGTATGTTACAGTACGGAAACGACTTTTATCTTACGGATTGCATCTGTGATGATAATTCCAATTATGGAATCCAGTATGAGCGAACGTCTGATTTGATTGTAAATACTGGTATGCAACAATGCCAGTTTGAAAGCAACAATGGTGGTGATCGTGTAGCACTGGAAGTAAGCAAATTAGTTGAGCAAAAGGGCGGTCATTGCAACATTACTACGAAATATACGGAATCTAACAAGGAAACGAAGATTATTGTAAATGCGGACTGGGTGAAAAAACACGTCCTGTTCCGTGACCGTGAGAATTATAAGCCAAAGGAAGATTACGGAAGAATGATGGGATTCCTGTTAAGCTATTCAGTACGTGGCAAGAATCCACATGATGATGTGCCGGACGGGTTAGCAAGTTTCGCATTGTTTGTTACTACTGGATTTGTGAGAGCAGCGCAGATTATTCAGAGCCCAATTTAAGGAGGATATGTAGAGTGAAAATTACCAGAAAAGATATTGCAAACTATAAATTGTTAAAGGTCCTCCTTGAACGGGATCAGAGAAAACTTGACCGCTATATTGCAAAACAGCCGTCTACATATTCCGGCAAGGTATACGGATCTAATCCGAATTTCCCTTATGAGGCACGTGGATTTA